CTCGGACTCGTAGGTGTTAAGCGCCGAGGTGTTATTGGCGCTCGTCCAGACGATGACGACCCGGGCGATGGCGCCCGCGTGCCCGCCGTCGATGTAGATCCCCGCGCGGCCGCCCGCCAAGGCGGCCGGCAGGGAGACGTTGGCGCCGAGCTGAAAGGCGGGCTGAGTCCCTCCGTTCTGCTGCAGGTTGGGCCCGTAGACCGTGAGGCTCGCCGTCGGCCACTCGCGGATGTTGCGCCACCCGTCCATCGCCTGGCGCACGTAGAGCTTGCGCACGGCGAGGTCGTCATCGAGGGCGTACTGCCAGCCGCGACACGTCACACCGATGGTGTCGGCGTCGGCATAGGAGGTGTCCCACACCCGGCCCGACCAGACGAGGCCCGCGCCCGCCACCTCCACGTCGACCTCGGCGAACGGCAGCAGGTCGCGCCACGGCAGGGTCGCGTCCCGCCGCAGGGTGAAGCTGCAGGTGTCCGGGCCGGCTTCTGTTGCCGACACCGACAGTCCCTCGGGCACCACGCCCGCAGCCTGGTCGGAGCCGAGCACCTCCCAGGTGCCACCCGGCGGCCGGATGCGCACGGTGGTCTGGGGCACGCTAGGCGTCCCGCAGCTGGTGCCAGCGCGGCGTCGGGATGAAGCGCACGCCCATGGTCGCCGTCGCGGTGTCGGCCGGGTTGGCGTCCGTGCGGTCGGGGATGGGCCGCAGCGTGGCGAGGAACTGGTTGATGCCTGGGTCCAGCTCGATCAGCGACCCGCCGAGGCCCGTCGAGGGGGAGAACCCCACGGCGGCCTCGCGGTAGAGGTAGCCGCGAAGGTCGGCCGTCGCCCGCTTCAACCCCAGGTTGTAGATGAACTCGGGATAGCCGGTCGCGCTCTTGCCGGTGGGCGACAGCGCCCGCGAGCGGGCGGGGACGACCATCAGGTAGTCGATGTCCACGTTGCCGGCCAGCGTCGGGGCAGCGATCTGGACGCCGACCAGCAGCCGGGCGGCGGCGCCGATGCCCCGCTGGTGCGGGACGCTCACCGTGCCCACGCGGGTTAGCAGCGTCTGCGAGAACGGAAGGGTTCGGCCAGAGGCCCCGTACTCGCGGGTGTAGATGAGGTTCGCGTTGCCGCTCGCATCCGGGGGCGAGGAGACGAAGCCGATGATCGCGCCATTGGCCGAGCCCCAGGCGGGCGTGACCACGCGGGCCCAGATCTCGATGTCCGTCGCCGTCGCGTGGGGGTCGGGATCGAGCAGGTCAGGGTCGAGCGGCCAGTAGACCCGGATGCCGGCGGTCGAGTTGGTCTGCCGCAGGGCATCCCCGTAGCGGTAGCCGGCGCCAAGGCCCGTGGTGTACGTGAGGCTTGCGCTGCCGCCGGGCACCCGCGACGAGCCGTCGGCGGCCTCAAGCACCGCCAGCGCCGCCCGCCCGCCGCGGCCGGACGGGATGGCGAGCGCGGCCGCCGCCTGGTCGGTCTCGTAGACCATGACCTGATCGACCTGGAACGTGGTGGCGGTCGCGGCGGTGATCTCCGCGGCGAACCAGGCCAGGTCGCGGTCGGCGGTCGGCGTCCAGGTGAGGGTGTGCAGGGTCCAGGTGGTCGACAGGGCCACGGCGGTGGAGGACGCGATGTCGCCTGAGATGCCGAGGCGGATGCGCGCGTTGGTCGTCCCCGAGGCGGCGCGCAGGTACGCGCTCGCGGTGTAGCTCACACCGGCCCGGAACCGCCGCCCGATCCGCAGGCTAGCGCCCGTGTTGGCCGTGGCTGGCGCGACCACCTGGAGGGCGTTGCGCGAGCGGTAGCCCGGCCGCGCGACGGCCTTCGAGGTGGCGGCGCCCGTGACGCCGGATACGGCAGCGTTCGACCACGGGTCGGTCGGGTCCGACGAGACGGAGTTGGGGTAGTCGTCGAGGTCGCCGTGCGCGGCCCAGTTCTCGCCCTGCGGACGGCGCGACCAGGCGAGCATCGCGAACATCCCCGACCCGTAGACCTCGACGTCGCAGGCCGCCGGCGCGTCGCCAGGGATGGCGCCGTGCATGGTCAGCACTTCGGGCATCGAGCGCGACAGGTATGTGTAGGGGTAGACGGTGAAGCGATCCAGGCGCGCGTCGCTGGCCGCCGCTGCCCACACGTATCCGCTCGGGGCCGTCACGTTGCGCCCGTAAAGGGCGGCGTCGGCGGACGAGAGGACCACGCTCGTCGTCGAGGTGGGGGTGCTCGCGTAGATCTCCTCGGACGCCGCGCCGTTCCAGTACTGCGCGACGACCGTGTTGCCCACGATGTAGGCGGACACCCGGATGCGCTGTCCCGCGGTGAGCCGGGTCAGGGTCGTCTGGGCGAGCGTCGTCTGGGCCCCCGCCTGGCGTCCCACGATGTAGAGGATGGAGTTGGTGCCGTCGTCGAGGACGTGGGCATCGAGCCCAGAGTCGGCGGCGGTCCGCTTGAGCCTGACCCCGAGCCGGAAGTTGGTCAGCGAAGATCCGACGGTGCCGGTGACAGACGCGTGGACGTCGCCGTAGGAGTAGCCGTAGAGCGAGTGGAAGACGCGGAAAATGGTGGAGGTGGTCGAGGAGGAAACCTCCCCACCAGAGACGGTGTGCTGGCTCGACGCGCCCGAGTCGTAGGTGTAGTTCGCCCGGGTGTCCGTGTCGAAGCCGTCGTCGACCTCCATCGGGTCGCCGCGCACGTAGGGCTCGGCCACGAAGGTGAGCGCGTAGTCGACGCGGCCGCGCCACTCGGCGCGGTTGGTCCAGTCTCCGAGGGCCGCCGTGCCGGCCAGCACCTCCAGGTGCTGGCGGTAGGTCTGCGAGTCGTGGCGCACCGTCAACCGCCCGCCATAGCGCCGCATCAGGTCGACGATCTCGTTGAGGTCGCTCTGGTGGCCCGCGCCCGCCATGACCGAGGCGGGCAGCAGGCGCAGGCCGAGGGCCACCTGCCGGTTCTGCACCGTCGAGGACGTGGGCCGGGCGCCGAGGGTGCCGCGCGGCCCGGAGTAAAGGACGTCCCAGACGGCGTTGCCCCAGTTGGCGGTGACCAGCTTCCACGGGTCGGCGGCCGCGCCGGTGATGAGGGCGTACGAGGGGGAGGCGGCGTCGTAAGCGGTGAGCGTGAGGGTCATCGGCACGGGCTCACGCTCCCGACGGGACGAAGGAGGCGCCGACGTAGCCCTGGTGCCCGAAGGCGGAGAGGGCCGCCGCCGAGAACGAGTCGGCCTCCACGCGGATGGGCACCCACCGCCCGCCCGAGGCGGCGCCGATCGCCGAGCCCGCGCCCGGGCCGAGGTCGCCGGGGCCGAAGGCGGTGCGGATGAACTCGTCCGCGAGGGTGGCCGAGTTGCGCGCGGCGGCGAGCTGGGCGTTGGACCGGTCGAGCTCGGCGGCCGTGGTGGGGTCCGTGCTGGTGCTCGCCGTGGTGGCGTCGGAGTCGGTGGTGGGCGTGCGCGTCAGCTCGTCGGTGATCTCGCTCGCCCGGTAGCCGAGCTCGGCCAGCTGCTGGTCGATGTCGGCGATGTCGCGCTGCAGGTCGATGATGGTGTCCCACATCTCGGCGATGTCCTGCCGCGCCTGGGCCATGCGCTCGAGGATCGCGCGGCGCACCTCCGGCCGGCGCGCCCGCACGAGCTGGCCGAGCATCTTGCGCAGCTGCCCCTGCCGGGCGACGCGGCGGCGCTGGATGCGCTTCAGCTCACTGAGCGTGTCCTCGCGGTCCGCCTTCAGCTCGTCGGTGCGGACCTTGTTGATGGCCTCCTCGCGGCGCAGGGAGATGTAGGCGTCGTTGGTGACCCCGCCCGCTCGCCACTGGCGCTCGACGTCGTCGCCCGTGCGCTCGTCCTGCAGCGAGTCGTCGCGGTGGCGCCCCTCGATGACCTCCGACAGCGTGCGCCCGCGGCGGGGGACCGGGCCGGAGAGCGCCGCCCCGGTGGCGAAGTCGCGCGCGCGGCGGGACTCGGTGCGCCTGGCCGCGTTGCCCAGCGCCCGCCGATCGGCGGCGTTACGCGGCGTCCGCCGTCGCCCGTTGACCAGGAACCGCCCGCCGCCGATCGCCTCCACGTCCATCTCGGAGTAGTCGGGCGGCGCCTCGCGCGTGGTGGGGTTGCCCATGTCATAGCCGCCACCGACGGCCCCGCCCACGCTCAGGTTCTCCAGGCCCGGGGGGATCCAGAGGCCCGACGGCCAGCGGGTGCGCCCACGCTGCACGCCGCCGGAGCCCGCGTCGTACCAGACGCCGTTGACCCGGATGCCCATGTGCTGCTTGCGGGGGTCGCTCGTCTCCATGCCGGAGAAGCCGAACACCACGGGCTCGGTGCCGGAGGCGCGGCGCATCTTGCCCCACAGGCCCATCGTCGTGTTGATGCCGCCCTTGTAGCCCGGCACGCGGGCGGCCACGTTGGTGGCGAATCCGGAGCAGTCCCACCCGTAGGAGTCGCCCAGGGAGTGGCCGCCGCCCCACACGTAGGGCTCGCCCACCTGCTGCTCGGCGAACCTCTGAGCGCCCGCCACGACGCCGCCGCGCTGGAAGCGCCGACCGCCGAGGACACCGCCCGTGCGGCGCAGAACCTCCATGATCCGGGAGCGGCCGAGCATGGACTGCTGGCCCTCGTTCAGGACCACCTCCCCGCCCGTGGCGAGGATCGGCACCACGTCGCCGGCGGACGGATCGCCCGGGACGTAGCCGCCCGAGGCGCGGCGCCCGCCGAAGGTCGCCGAGAAGTCCCCCACCCCGCCGAGGATGCGAGAGGACGCGGAGTCGAGTTGGGTGTTGACGCGGATGATGATCGGCAGCACCAGCGTCTCGGTGTTGCCCGCAGGGCCGAACCCCAGCAGGCGGCGTAGGGCGCCCGAGCCGGGCACCCGGGCAAGGCCGGCGTCCACCCCCTTGGCGAGCTCCGCGACGAGGCGTGCGCCCAGCTCATACGCGAACCGCGCGAGCTTGGGGATCGCCGCGCGCATGATGCGCAGGAACAAGGTCATCGCCTTGTCGGCCCCGCGGCCGAGCAGGTCCATCGCCTTGTCCCAGTCGTCCCGGATCACGGCCCGGACGAACTCGACGACGCCGGAGATGGTGTCGCGCACCCGCATGAAGGCCCGCTCGATCTGAGGCATGTTGCGGTTGACGAACGCCATCAGGTCGGCGAGCGCGGGCATGAGCGCCATGCCGAGCTTGGCCGAGACGTTCTCCCACTGCGCGGCAAGGGTCCGCTGCTGGTTGGCGAGGCTGCCGGAGGTGCGCGCGTAGTCGCCCTGCGCGTCCTTGGTCTGCTTCAGGATCACGCTGTAGACCGCCTGCGCCTTGGCGGCCGCGGTCAGCTCCTCCTTGCCCTTGACCAGGCCGAGGTTCAGCGCCTCCTGCCGGATGGTCGCCTCGTTCAGGAACACGCCGAACTTGCGCAGGGGCTCCTGCTCGCCGGAGAGGCCCGATCGGATCGCCTCCAGCGTCTCCTCGGGGGAGGCGTTGTTGAAGCTGGCCATGTCGCCGGCGAGCTTCACCATCCGCGTCGACATCTCGCCGGCGCGGTCGCGGGCGATGCCCATCGGCACCAGCATGTTGCCGAACGTGCCCGTGGCCTCCAGGGCCGCACGCTGCGAGATGCCGATGGAGGTAGCCGACGTCTTGCTGAACGCGACGACCTCGTCGCTCGCGCCCTTGAACACCACCCGGCTCTTGCCGAGCTGCTCCTCCAGGTCGGAGGCGGCGCCGACCGCCTGCTTCATGCCGAGGACCGCGGCGCCCCCGACTACCGCCCCGAAGCCGAGGGCGGCGGTCTTCATCGCGCCGAACGACCGGGAGGCCGAGGACTCCAGGCGCGAGATGTGGCGCTCGGCGTCCTTGGTGCCGCTGCGGACGCCCGAGGCGTCGGCCAGCATGGAGATGCGCACGGCGCCGCGGGCCATCAGCTACCCCTCACCCGGCGCCCAGGGAACGCCGTCCGGCGGTGGCGGCGAGCCCATGATGCGAGGCCGGTCCAGGTCGCCCTCGGCCGGCACCGGCTCGCGATGGTCCTCGTCTGCCAGCCGCGCGGCGAGGACACGGTCGACGAGGTAGGCGTCAACGCTTGCCGGCGGCAGCCCGAGTACGACGCTTGGGCGTGTTCCCCACGCCCGCGCCGTCCGGGCCATGTCCATTGCCAGAGTCGTCTCCGCGAAAGGTGCTCGCGTCGGCGACCCCCTTGAGGCCGAGGTCGATCACCTCGTCGATCTCGGGCTGGTGCAGGTCGCCCGCCCAGATGACGGGCGGGAACCCGTTGGCGTCGAGCACCAGCTCGCCCGCCTGGTCGCGCGGCGGATCGGGCACGCCTTCTGGGTCCCACACCACGCGCGGCCGCAGGAACATGGTCTCGACCAGCGTCGCGATGAGGTCAAGGGCGGCGAGGCGGTTGGGCGCCGTCTCGCCGGACATGAGCGCGGCCAGGGCCTCGGCCGACTCGTCCTCGGCGCCGCCGGTACGGATGGCGTGCGAGGCCAGCCACACGGCCGGGATGGCGCGGCGGATGACCATGGTGCGCCCGGTCGTGAACGTGTGGGCAACCTCGTTGGGCTGCCAGGCGGGGGACGTCACCGGCCTACGCGTACGAGGCGGTCGCGTTGACGAGGGTGATCGTCGCGTGGCCGGCGGCCCCGGTCGTCGACGCCTTCCAGTCGAAGGACGCGCCGATGCGGCGGCGGTTCTCCAGGGCCCCGGGCGAGCCGCCCACGTACTGCACGTTGGTGAAGGCGAAGTAGAGCTTGAACGGGTAGCCGCTGGCGATGATGGCCGTGGAGACGAATCGCGCGGTGGCGGCGAACCCGGTCGCGTTGATGAGGGCGTCGTAGTCGTCCGGGTCCAGCTGGCGCTTGGGGATCGAGCCGGTGAAGGTCACCGGGCCCTCGGCCTTCTCGACGATGTCGGGGAAGGCGGACGCGATGCCGAGCGAGCGCACCGTCTCCACCGGGTTGGCGACGCTGAGGGAGAAGTCCTCGGTGGTCGCCGAGCCCGACAGCCAGGTGAGGGTGAGGTTGCGCCGCATGAACGGCAGCACCGTCAGGGCCTCGAAGGCCGGCGCCAGCGCGGGGTCCGCGATGCGCGCCATGTGCAGGGCCGGGCCGGAGACCGAGACGCGCGCGCCGCCGGACTCAGGGGCGGTGTGATCGCCATCGTGTCCGTGGCTGCGCCCTTGACCTGGAAGTAGACGCCCTGGTCGCGGTAGGCCAGGCGCAGGTCGGCGGTCTGCGGGCTCGCGCCCGCCGGACCGAAGGGCGCCGTCCAGACGTGGCGGAAGGCACCGGTCGGGATCGCGGTCGTGTCGGGGTCGGTGATGACGCCGTTGCCCGTGGTGGTCACCGGCGGGCCGAGCATGCAGCTCAGCAGCATGCCGACGGTGTCCGGGTAGAGGCGCGACTCCAGCGACCAGGTCGGCGCGTACATCTCCGGCAGCGCTGCCAGCGGCTCGTCGATGTTGCGGATCTCGTCGTCGCGCATCAGGTGCGACGGGTTGGGGACCGCCGTGACCGAGGTCGCGGGCGGGTAGAGCACCTTGGTGGCGTAGCTCGGCGTCACCGATTCGTTGCCCGGCGCCGCCTCGCGCCGGACCTGGGCGTATGCGAGGGGCACGGGTTACTCCTTCTCGCCAGGGATGGACACGGTCGCGGGCGCGGACTGGGCCTGGGCGATCAGCTCCTCGTCGCCCTCGGCCGAGGCCAGGATCCGGCGGGCCTGCCCGCGGGTGTCCTGGATGAAGTCGTCGTAGATCTGCCGGGACTTGCGGTGGTGGTGGTCGTCGACCAGCTCCACGTGGTAGCGATCGTCCTTGGCCCAGGCGCGGGCCTGCTCGAGCGTGGGCTCGCCGGGCTGGCCGACGGGCGTCACGTGCTCGGGGTGGAACCAGTAGCCCAGGTCCGGCACGTGGTGCCACGATGCCGGCGCCCCGGGCAGGCTGAGGCGAAGGCCGTGGTGCTCGGCCTTGGACTGTCCCACTGGGTTCTCCTCTCGGTCAGGTGCTCTTGGCCCGCACGAGCAGATCGCAGGTCACGACGACCAGCGGACGCGCGTCGGGGTTGTCGTCGTCCGGCACGACGAAGGACTGTTCGCCGGAGGCCAGGACCGCGTCGTCCACGTCGGACGGGCGGCCGAGGTCGGGGGAGTCGTCGAAGGCGTCGATCACCTGGGCGAGCACGGCCTGCATGGCGCTCTGGCCGGCGTCCAGGCGGTCGAGGTCGGCGACCAGGGTCACCTCGTAGGTGAGGTCCCAGAACGCTGAGCCGAGCTCCAGCTCGCCGTCGTCCAGGTCGCGGCGGGTGAACCGCGCCAGGCGGATGGTCGCCGCGGGCAGGGCGTCGGTGTAGGCGGGCTCGTAGCCGTAGACCTTCAGCGCCTGGCCGTTCAGCGTCACCGAGGCAGCCTCGATCGTGGCCTTCGCCGCGCTGGCGATGGCCGCAAGATCCGGGGTCGGCATCGCTAGAGCCCCGCGCCTGCCCGGTCGACGTGCGCCTGGATCGCCTTGGTGAGCTCGTCGGTCAGCCGTGCGCGGATGCGCGGCTGCTGGCCGTCCACGGCCCGCTCCATGAAGTGCTGCCCCTCGTAGCGGCGCACGGTCCTGACGTACCGGGCGAAGCGTCCGTTGATGCGAAGGACGTTGCCCGCGGTGCGCGGGCGGATCGTGTCGCGCCGGGTGCCGCCGAACTCAAGGAGCGCGACCCGGCCGCGCTCCCTGCGAGTGCGCGTCTTGACCTGGACGAACCCCCGGGTGGTGGTGGCTCCGATCATGAGGTTGCGCCGCAGCCAGCCTGTCTTGACGGGGGCGTTGCGGCGGGCGGCGGGCAGCACGACCTCCTGGCCCACCGTGAGGAACGCCCGCTTGACGTCCTGGCCCAGCTCGCGGCGGGTGGACCGCATGGCGGCGTGCAGGGCCGCGTCGTCGACCTTGACCTGGAACTTCACGCGAGCACCGGCATCCGGTAGGGGGCGAGCAGCGCCCGGGCGGCGGCGGGCAGGGACTCGACCACGCCGTCGTCGGGCGAGCCATCGAAGGCGAGCGTGCCGGTGCCGCGGCCCTGGACGTAGCGGCGGACCCAGTTGCCAGCGGTCACGATCGCGGCCTGCTGCACGTCCTCGGGGACCGAGGGGAAGCCCCAGGTACCTGTGACGGCGACCCGGTGGCTGCCGTCGAGGTTGACGCCGCCGAGCACCGTGAGCTCGGTGATCGGCTCTCCAGGCCAACGGACTGCCGGACCGGGCTCGACGTCGGTGACGACGCTGAGCGTGGCGACGGTCTGTCCGGAGCGGGTGCGCACCACCACAGCGGTCGGTGCGGCCGCCAGGTCTCCGATCCGCAAGACGCCCGTCTTCCAGGCCCCACCCACTATGAAGGTTCGAGTGGCGGGGTTGCCGACCATCGGAACGAACTCGCGCTCGGCGTAGGTCAGGATCGCCCTCGAGGCACGCGAGATCGCCGACTGAATCGCAGCGTCCTGAGACGTGTCCGCGGGCGCCTTCTGCAGCCACTGGCGCACCTGCGCAAGGGTGCAGAGGTCGAAGCCGGCTGGGATGACGACGAGCGACTCCGTCGCAGAGTCGGTGCCGTCGTCCCAGACGATCCAGTATTGACCCGGCACAGGCGGCGCGGCGGGGATCGTTGCGGTGTACGTCGACAACCCGTCGACGTTCGCCGTCTCGACGATGCCAGCGGCGGTGCGTATCACCGCAGCCCCCCCCTGGCCATCGTCCACGCGCACGCCGATGACACCCACCAGCCCCGGGTCGAAGCCCTGGACGCTCGCCTCGAACGGCTCGCCCGCTCGCACCTGGATGCTCATGCGGGCGCCGGGATAGGCGAGGTCGCGGCTGCGGCGAATGTCGCGGCCTGGAAGTGGGCGGGGGAGATCCCGGCGGCGTAAGCGGCCCGGGCTGCCTCAGGGTCCTCGATGCGCCAGGTCGAGGCCTCGGACCAGTTGAAATAGATCATAGCCCGCATGCGTGGGAACCAGAGATGCACGTTCGCGAACGCCTCAGTGAACCAAAACGCCTTGTTACGGTCCGCTGCGCAGCCGTACTCGCCGAGCATGAAGGGTTTGGTTGGTGAGGCAAGAGCGTAGATCGCATCATACGTCGGTTTGAATAGATCATGGAAGCCGATGTATCCGGCGTTGTTACCGTTGTAGCCGTCGCAGCCCACCCAATCGACGTAGTCGTCGCCTGGGTAGATCGCGGCCAACGTGGCCGACTGACCTGAGTAGATGATGTTGGGGCACCAGTGCCAGGTAATGTTGTTGGCGCCGACAGCGCGGGCGCGGGAGACGATGCGCTGCCAGGCGCTCACGAAGTGCGCCGCGGTGTTGCCGTTCTGGCCCACGCACCAGGGGAACCAGGTGCCGTTGGCCTCCCACATTGGTCGCACGAACAGGGGGTGGCCCCATGCCGCGACCTGCCCCGCCCACGAGTCGATGTAGGCGTCGAAGGACCCGCCCGCGATGGCGGACAGGGCGTACTCAGGCTGCGTCTGGGTGCCCGGGTACTTCGTGTAGTTCGACGGCGACCAGTCGATCATCGGGTAGGAGCCGCGGTTGCGAGCGATGTTGGAGTCGCCCGGATAGAAGGGCCGCTGGTTAGCGTTGGTCTGCGTGCCCGTCTGGTGGCCCCACGACGACCCCCAGTGGATGACCGAGCACGCCTTGCCGGCGTTCGCCTCGAACGCGTTGATCGTGCGAGCGTCCCAGGGGGCATCCGACCAGGTCGGGTCGTACTGGTTGCCCTTGATGTATGCCCCGGTGAGGATGCCTGCTGGCACGCCCGTCGTGGGGACGATGCGGGCGCCCCGGCGCCCAGCACCAGCGCGCACACCGCCGCGCATCTAGGCCAACCCGACCATGTAGATGCACGCGTTCGTGCCCAGCACCTGCGCGGCAGTGATTGACGCCGGCAGGTCCGTCTGCGAATCGCGGCTGCCTGCCATGCGCGGGGGGTGGCGCAGGTCAGGCGACCCGGCGTTGTTGCCGTAGTACGCGCCCAGCGTCGCGCCACTGACCTGTATCTGCGAGCCCGCGTACCGGCGGCCCGCGATGAACGTGTACGACGTCGGCAGCCCCAGGTCACCGGCGAGGGGCGCCTGGTACTCGCGGAAGGTCGTTCCCCCGTACCGGACGTTCGACGCCGTGACGGTGCCGCTGTTGTCGTATTCGGTGCAGCCGGACGATGCGACGTTGCCCGTGGCGCACGCCCGGGTCAAGTCGCCGTTTGCGGCCACCTGATAGAACCCGAAGCGGACCAGGGTGGGTGTCGCCGCCACCGCGGTACCGCCGCACTGGATGGCGATCTTCGTGATCGTCTGTGTCCGGCAGCACGTGAAGTAGGTGAGGTTGACGCGTCCCGATGACGTGACCAGCGACGACGCATTCTTGTCGAGGCGGCGCATCGTCTCCACACCGCCGTTGATCCACTGCCCGCCAGGGTCGGCCTCCGCGGGGACTGTCGTCGAGTGGAACCCCGCCCACGTGGTGCCGCCGTCGAGGGTCACCAGCGTGATCACGTCGAGGGCCCCTGCTGCCGTCGCCAGCAGGGGCTCGTTTCCGTACGGCCACGCCACCGACGCCGGCCAGGTGACTGCCTTCGACCCGCCCGTACCCTGCCGCAGATAGACGGTCGCGCTGCACGCGTACCCGTTCAGCGCGCCGGCGAGGGTGAGCGCGCACGTCGCTTGATCCAGGGTGACGTCGAACACGTTTCCCGCTGCCAGGTCCAGCAGCAGCGACGTGCCGGCCGCCGGCACCGTGGAGACCATTTCCCGCCCCCCGCCGTTCGCCCAGACCGGCGGAGGGGATGCGAGCCACTTCGGCACGGTCAGCCGATCAGGGTGATCCGGATGGTGTTCGCCGACTGCGACGCGGCGAAGGTGACGGTGACGTCGCCGTTGACCGCGACGGCGACGTCAGCGACCACGACCTCACCGGACGACTCCAGTTGGACCTGTACGAGGATCCCTCGCGACGACCGCAGGCCGTGCGTGGCCTGGGTCACGGTGATGCTGGTGCCGGCCCCGTGGGTGGCCGACGAGTAGTAGCCGGCGGCGCCCAGGCCCGTCTCACGGGCAGCCTTCGAAGTCGTTTGCCCGGTGCCACCGCTCGCGACCCCAAGCGTGCCCGTGACGTTGGTGAGGTCGGCGGCCCGATTGAAGAAGCCCGTGAAGGCGATGGCCGTGGTGCCGAGGGCGCCGCCCTGGTCGGCCGTCGAGAGCCAAACGGTGTCGGCGTTCACGGTGCCCGCCTCGACCGCGACGACGGCGCCCGGGACCTCGGTCCACGCGTCGAAGTCCGTCGCCCGCGACCACGCACCCGCCGCGACGACGTAGATGCCGTTCTGTGCGGGCGTCGACTGGTTCTTGACAAGGACGCGATCGTTGGCGACGACGGCGACGCCGTCGATCGTCTGGGTGCCCGAGAGCGTGATGTTGGCCGTGGTGGCCGCGCGTGCTGAGGCCTTCATGTCGAAGCCGGCGGCGATCGCATCCACGTACGCCTTCGTCGCGGCGTCCTGCGCGGCGCTCGGATCCGCCAGGCTCGTGATCCGCTGGCTGTTCAGGCTGACCGAGGACGTCGGCGCGGCGATCTGATCCAGGCGGGTGTCACCTGCCATCGCCGTGCCCGCGGCTGTGCCGAGCGCGCGAAGCGCCTCAGTGCCCGCTCCGGCCGACCCCGAGGGCTTCAGGGCCCCGCTGATCTTCGCGGCCGTGATCGCCCCGTCCGAGATCACCGGAGCGGCCGCGCTGGAGCCGGTGCCGCCGAGATCACCGGCAAGCTGCACGATGCCCTTGCTGGAGGTGGTCGCGTCCGCCGGCGCGCCACCCGAGGACGACACCCAAGTCGAGCCGTTGTAGACGTAGAGCGCGTTGTTGGTGGTGTCGTAGTAGACCTGGCCCGCGACCGGCGAAGGCGGCGCCGAGGCCAGGTTGTGGATCCGCGCGTTCCTGAGCTCCTGCTTGCTCAGGTCGAGCGGCACGAGGTAGGTCGGCACGCGTCGTCTCCCGTACTAGTTGAGGTAGGCGACGCCGCCGAATGCGGCGCCGAACGTGATGGCCAGCTGGTTGTCGGAGACGTGCTCCACGTCGCCGAAGACGGGCCCGTGGCCGGTTGAGTCGAAGACGTCGACCGACGGGCGCTTGCCCAGGTTGTGGGTGATGGTCCAGACCGCGGCGGGGACCATCTGCTGGTGCGTGTAGCTGAGATCGCCGCCCTCTCCAGGCGGACCCGCGGGGCCAACGGGCCCCGGCGGACCGGAGGGGCCGGGAGGCCCGCGGCGGATCAGGGTCGCGACCACCGCGCTACCTGGTCTCGGCGCCGCGGCGAAGGCGCGTCTGCGCCGGCGGCCGCAGGCGGTTGATCTGCTCGTCGACCTCGGCGATGCGACGCGGCATCACCTCACGGTCACGGTGACCGTCGGGGGCGTGGTCGCGCCTGCGCTCGTACCCGGCGCGCTCGCGCTCCAGCGCGGCGAGTAGCGAGCGCATCTGCTCCTCGGTCATGTGCTGCTCCTGGTCATTGGAACGGCCGCGGGGCGCCCGGAGGCGCCCCGCAGGTGGTGCGTTCAGGCCTTGTCCTTGGCCTTGGTGGTCACCGGATCGGGCCCGGTCTGGGAGCTCGGCCGGCCGGCCGCCTTCTGCTCGTCCTTGAGCTGCTGCTCGTAGAACCGGATCTGCTCGTCGATCTGGCCGAGCCGGTCCTTCTGCTCGTCCGTGCCGCCGCGCTCGTACATCTCCCGCTCGCGGCGCAGCGCCTCGAGCTGCCCCTTAGCGCCGCCGGGGACGACGACGCCCCCGACCGGCTGAACCCAGTGGGCGGGCGAGATGATCTCCGAGTCCTGCAGGCCGGGGCCGCGGCCCTCGGCGTTGCGAAGCGCGGCGTTCGGGTCGAACACCTCGCCGGGGTTGAGCTCGTAGCCCTTGTGACCGGGCTCGACGTCGGGCATCGGCGCACCGCGGTCCACCGACGGGGTCGCCTCCGTGGCGACCGGGTCGGCGACCAGGCGGTCGTCCGCGCCCTGGTTGGTGCTGAGGTCCATAGGGATGCCTCCGGGCCTAGAAGGTGGGCGGGACGGTGCCGGTGCCGTTGATGACGGCGGTCGCCAGCGGGTAGCGGCCGGCCGAGAACGCCGAGTAGCCGTAGACCACGAGGCGCACCGTCAGGGTGTTGATCAGCGGCTCCTCGAAGCGCATCTGCCGGGGCACGCCGTCGCCCTCCTCCCACAGCAGGATGTCGTCGAGGCGCACCAGCAGGATCGGGTCCTGGTTGGTGCCCACGCCGAGGTTGGTCGGCAGGCTCGCGTCGACGATCACGGGGAAGCCGGCCAGCTGGCCGACCGCACCCGGGACAGCGGCGCCCGGCGTGCCCATCGCGTTCATGGGGCCGTTGCTCGGGAACAGCGGCCGGTTGGCCGTGTCGAGCGCGGCCTGGAACCAGGCCCACCGGCGGGGGTGCATGACCAGCGCCGTCGCGGCCAGGTAGCGGCCCGCGGCGATCTGCTGGGCGGCGTCCTGGATCTTCGGCCAGATCTCCGGCACGGTCGGCGAGGCGTCCGTGTAGGCGACCGTGATGATGCCGCTGGTGTTCAGGATCCCCAGGTGGGTGCCGGAGGTGCCGGCGCCGGACAGGAGCCCGGCGTCGAGCTTGACCGCGTAGTCCGCGGCCAGGTCCGCGAAGATGATCTCGTCGACCCCCTCGCCGCGCTCCAGCGACTGGCGCGAGGCGTCGACCTGGCCGGCGATGGTCCGCACCGGGATGGTGAGGTCCGTGACGGCCGGGTCGGTCTCCTGGATGGCCGCGTTCTCCGACGCCTGGATCGCCGTCGCCGCGCCGGTCGTGCCGCGCGGGATGACGATGCTCATGCCGGTGGACGGCAGCGGGAGGCGCCGCACGGCCTCGGCGAACGGGCGCCCGGCCCGCATGAGCGGCGCGTACATGTCGGTCAGGTAGACCGGCGGGATCAGGCCGCCGAAGGCCGACGTGGCGACGTCGCGGTACTGGGTGCCGCGCTCGCGCAGGATGACGTGCTGCTCCTGGGCGTTGCGCTGCAGCCGCTGCTGCGCCTCGGGGTCCGACATGAACCGCGCCCGGTACATGTCCGAGAAGAACGACCGCGAGGGGTCGCCGTGCCGGTAGGTGAGCTCGGCTCGGTCGTCGGTGACGCGCACGTCGGGCGTGCGGACCTCGGGGACCGGGTGCGCCGCGCGGGCCCGCTCCAGGGCCTCGGCCTGGTCGAGCGCGGCGCGCGTGCGCTCGAGCTCGGCGGCGGCCTCGTCGGCGGCCGCCGTCAGGGCGTCCAGGTCGGCGTCGTCGGCGACATCGTCCAGGGCGGCCAGGGTCTCGGTCGAGCGCGCCTGCGCGGCCTCGTAGGCCTCGCGGCGGCGCTCCAGAAGGGTTGGCATCAGGTGTACCTCTTGGTGCCGTGGGTGGCGACCGCTGCCCGGAGGCGTGCCCGTGCCAGGGCCAGCCGCCGTGTGCGGTCGTGGTCGCCACCGCCCGCCTGTGGCGCGACGGGGGTCGGGGGCTCGGCGCCCGCGGGAGCGCGACGCTCGGCCTCCTGGTGGCCCTCCGGGTCGAAGCCGGAGCGACCGGACGCGGCCAGAAGGCCGCGCACGTCTGCGGTGGTGGTGGGGTAGGCGCCGTGGGCGCACACCGTCACGTCGTAGAGGGCGCGCAGGGAGCGGATCGTGTCCACCTCGACGATGCGCCCCTGCTCATCCTCGGTGGACAGCGTCTCCCACTCGTCGGGCAGGAACGCGAAGCTCATCTGCGACAGGGCCCCGGCGCGGATCTTCGGCACGACCCGCTGCACGTCGGCGTCCTGGGGGTCGAGGCGGGCGAACACCCGCAGGCCGAGGCCGTCCTCGGAGAGCTCCAGGCCATAAGGCTGCGAGGCGGGGACGTCGGTCGACGCCATGGCAGCCCGGTTGTCGTGCTCGTGGTTCAGCACCACCGGGTAGTCGGCCTCGCCGGAGGCGACGCGGCTGAGGACGTCGGCGAACGCACCGGGGGCGATCCGCTCGCGCCACACCCAGGACCGCCCCTCGTACAGGGTGGTCTCGGTGTTGGTGACCGCGGCGTAGCCGGAGAAGGTGTACGAGCCGTCGCCGGTGGCGGAGGCGTCGCGCAGCTCCACGCCGACCAGCGGTGCGAAGGCACGGTGAATCACCGGCGTCGCGGCCGGCACGGTCAGGGCGGGCATGGGCTACTCCTCCGGGGAGTCGGTGTCGTCGGGCACCGCGGCCGGCTGGCCTGCGGTGGGGACGCCCGCCGGCGAGCCGCCGACGGGGATGATCTGGGGGATCTGCCCGAGGTTGTCCGGCAGCGGCGGCAGCCCGCGCTCGGCGCGGACCTCGTCGACGAGCAGGATCCCCGACTGCACGTTCTTGACGTCGGCGTCGGTCTGGGTGGCGACGTCGGCGCGGATGAGGCCCTCGCGGTCGAAGCCGGGGTAGTCCCGGGACCCGGGACCGAACAGGTAGGGGTCCGCGGCCAGGGCCGCCTCCCAGCGGGCGAGCCGCGGCGCGAGGGCGTAGCGGACCATGCGGGTGAGCTCGTGCTCGGGACTGATCGGGCCGCCGCCGGCGCCGACGCCCTTCGCCCCGCCGATCAGGCTCGCCGGCCAGTTGAGGATCCGGGCCACGTCGTCGATCGTCATCTGCGCCGACTCGACGTACTGGGCGTCCTGCTGGGACATGCCGATCTTCTCGATGCTGGCGCCGCCGCCGAGGACCGCCGTCTTGCCGGCGTTCTCCGGGCCGCCGTAGGTCGCCTGCCACATCTCGCGCCAGGTCTGCGCCTGGGTCTGGTTCATCTCGCGCGGCAGCAGCACGGCGAGGCCGACCTGCGTGCCCTTGGCGTAGAAGCCCTCCTGGTACTGCTGCTGGGCGATTGCGGCGCCGAGGGCGTGGCGGTGGATCTCGATGGGCGAGGGCGCGGTCAGGCGGCCGCCGCCGCCGGGGCCCTTGACGTGCAGGATCGTGCCCTCGTCGACCTCGACCTGGCGCGCCTTGTCCTGGCCAGTGGGGTCGAGCCACCCGCCGCCGACGGCGACCTTGTAGGTGGCCCCACGGGTCGAGGACGCGAGCACGTAGACCTGGTCCGGGTGGAGGGCCCACAGGGCCACGGGGCGCCCGTTCTCCAGCGTGCGCCAGACGAAGGCGTTGCGGCGGGCGGTCATGGACGCCTCGGCCGTCTCCCAGAACTCGAACCAGGTCTGGCGGGGGTTCGGCGGCGAGGCGAACAGGCGCGCCTGCCAGGTCGAGGTGACCTCCTGGCGGTTCACCTTGACGCCGCGCCAGACGCGCAGGGCAAGGCACGCCACGGCCTGGGACGCCTGGGCGATGACGGCGTCGAAGGCAGGAATCCCCTGCGCCGTGTCCGGGGAGACGTAGACCGCCGACCCGTAGGCGGTCGTGCGGCCGGGCAGGCGGAAGTTCGCGGCGCGAAGCTCGCGGTCCTGGCCGCCCCGGGTGGCGAGGATCACCCGAGCACCTGGCAGAAGATCACCCGCGAGCGGGGCACCTCGAGCACGCCCTGCAGGGCGTGGGTGCGGTCCTGGGCCTCCAGCACCTTCGGCAGCGCAAGGACGTAGTGCCCGCCCCAGACGCCGAGGCGCACGCCCTCGACCGTGTCCGGCCGGCCGTCGGCGACCTCCAGGTGCAGGCGAACCAGCCGCTTGCGCCTCAGCAGCCACCCGAAGCGGGACAGCCACCACGGCACCTACCACGCCTCCACGAACGGCGAGGGGTGGACGGCCTGGGCCCGGTAGTGGGCCATGACAGCGGCGACGCAGGCGTCGATGCGCTTGGTGTTCTTGACCTTGCGGACCTGCCAACCGCGGTTCGTCGCCGAGGCGACTGTGGAGTTGATGTGATCGGCAAGGACCGGGTCGCCGTCGTGGCACACGGTGCCCTCGGAGACGGCGGCGTAGAACCGCTGGTAGGCGTCAGCCATGGCCGCCGAGTTCTGCGGCAGCTCGACGACCGTCACGCCGTCCTCGGACAGGTTCTCCGCAAGGGCCTCGGCAAAGCGGGGGTCGTAGACCACCTCGCCCACGTCGTAGAGGTCGCACCAGTCGCGGACCACGTCCTCGACGCGGCGCAGCGACACGCGGCCCGACGCGGCGAGCTCGTGGCAGGTGGCCCCGCGGACGCCGATGACGTGGGCGCGAACGGCTACGCGGCCGTCCTCGCGGGCGTGCGCGGCGACGATCGCGGTCGAGTCCTGCACGATGCCGACGTCCAGGGCGATGACCACCTGCGCACCCTCGGGGATGGCGGCGTCGGGCGAGCCGAGAGAGGCCCACCGGGCGGTCGTGATCCACTTGTCCTCGCGCTCGACCGGCCGGTTGAGGAAGTAGCGGATCCACTCGTCGCGCTTGCCCTCCGCCTCCGCCTCGCGGGCCTCCGCCACCAGGCGCTCGAAGTCCATCCACTCCGACGCCTCGCCGTAGGCGCGCATGAGCGCCGCGCGCAGCTGGTCGTCGTCAGAGAAGTCGAACTCGTCCGGGTCCCAGCCTTCCTCGTGATCGAACAGGAGGCCGCGGTCCTTGACCTTGCCGGCCTGCACGGCGCGGGCGAGCTTGTGCGCGCTCTCGGCCACCGACCCCTCGCCCGGGGCGTACATCGTGGTCGTCTCGACGCACCACGGCTCGGCGATCTTGCGCTTGGCCAGGTTCCGCCGCAGGGTCGCGTGCATGCGGTGAAGCTCGGGCAGCACGTACAGATGCGTCTCGTCGAAAACGACGAACGTCTCCTTGCCGCCGTCCTTGGACGCGGCCGACGCGGTCACCGCGCGGATCTCGCCGCCGCCCGGCAGCAGCGTGCGCGTGATGCCCACGTCGAGGCCCGGCGTCTCGGCGATCGGACCGTGGCGGCCGATGAACTCGACGGCGCCGTAGGTGTTGCCGGCCTGGCCTTCCTCGGTGGCGCAGCACTTGATGAACGGCGCGCGGACGGGGATGCCGACCGGGCCCTTGTCGGGGTCGCCGTCGACCCACCCGCCGAAGCGCACCGGCCCCAGGGCTTCGGCCCAGCACAGGAACGCCGCCAGCTCCGACTTCGCCCGCCCCTTCGGCCGGGAGTAGACGGCCCGAGTCCGCAGCCGCCGACCACGGTCGTCGATCTCGTAGGCAGCGAACACGAAGGCGACCTGCTCGTCGTCGAGGACGACCGGCTCGCCTTGCACGTCCCCGGGCCCGTGGCACAGGTTCGCCTCGATCCAGGCGACCACGTGCGGCCCGAGCGTCCGGTTCAATCGGACGCGACCCGCAGCCATCGCTCCGCTTGGGCGGTGGTGGGTGACAGGACCGCGCCCTCGTCCTTCTCAGCCTGGGCAATCTCCCACTGCAGGCGCCGACGCGCGAGCGGTGAGAGCCCGAATCGGTCTTCCAGCTGGCGGATCTCGCCGAGCACCGTCACGGCGACCGGCACCACGTGGGCCGCGCCCTCGCCGTCCACTACCTCGACGCCGTTGGCCTGGTCGTCGACCAGCATCGCCAGGCGCAGCAGGGAGGGTACGTCGGCCTCGATCCAGACAGCGGCCATCGGCGACGACCAGGCCGTGCGCCACCACGAGCGCGCTACTGCCGACCACGCCTTGCCGTCGGGGCGGCGCTTCGGCAGTGCGGGCTTGCGCTCGCTGCGGCCCTCGCGCGGGAGCCGGGTGACGCCGAGCGCGGCCGCGCCGTCGGCGTTGCGCCGGCGCCGCTGGGAGGGGTGCTTGGGCGGAGGTCCGGGCACGCTAGGCCTCGTCCTGCCATCCCGTACGCATCGCGAAAAGGGTGACAACGGGGGACTGCGCGCGCGCCTGATCGTCGACCCCCCCCTGGCCGCGACGCACCGTGGCGCCCAGCGAGGAGTTGCACGGCCGGCACAACGTCCGAAGCGGCCCGTCGATCGCACCGCCTGCAGCGACGGGCGTGACGTGGTCCGCGGTCAGGTCCGTCTCGCTGCCGCAGATCGCGCACCACGGCTCGCGCATCGTCTGCGCCTTCGCCCGGCGCTTCCATGCCCACGTGCGACGCCAAGCGTTGTCGGCCTGCGCGGTCCGGTCACGGCGGTCAGGCGGGCGCGTGCCGAGGGGGACCAAGGTCCCGTCGGGTGTGAGCGTGAGTCGGGGCAAGAAACGACGAAGGCCCGCACAACGGCGGGCCTCGGGCGCACGTGTGGTA